CTAATGATATCGTTGATGTTGGTACATTGACAGCAGCTCAACTAACTGCTACTAACTTACCTACTTCAGCAAGTGGACTATCTGCTGGTGATATATGGAATGATTCGGGTACGTTGAAGATTGTTTAATAATGTAAAAGGGAGCCCGTTAAAGGCTCCCTCTTATTACTTATATACCAATATGTCCTTCTCTTTTATATGCTTCTTAATCTGATACTTTAGATCTTCAAATATATCATTTGCTCTATCAAATACCTGATCATCTCTAGCGAATAGTATGCTGGCTTCTAACTGGATATGTTCTGTATTACACACCTTATCACATACAGCTGTTAGATAATGTCGCACATACCCATGACTATCTACATTGGTTAGATATGTTAATGAATAATCCTCTATATCAGCACGTTTAATAATATTAGCATTAAATGCTCTACGTTGCGTAGTATTCAACTTATCACTAGTATCATATATCATACGTCTTATATTCATTAGAGAGCCTCCTGATATGCTCTAGCAGCTTCAGCTATGGTTGCAAATGTGCCAAGGTATAGTTTACCTCTTCTAGCTTTCCATTTACCACTACCATTAGCGCTTACGCCTATAGGTAAACCACTCTGATTAGCAAAGTGTCTATTCTCTTCAATGGTACACATTCTCATATTGGTATAGTGATTGTTTGTCTTATCCATATCTATATGATCTACTGTTAACTCTTCACTATAAGTATCAAGGAACGCTTTAGCTACTATACGATGTGTGTATTTAGGATATATATCACCATCTCTTGATAGATGTACATTCTTGTATCCTGCTCTTAGGGATTGTTGTTTTAAGAATCGCCCTGTACGTAAACGACCTTTAGGTGTAATCCTACTATGTGAATAGACTGCGCCATCCTCACGTATTGAATACATTCCTTCAAATCCTTCTATCCACTTTGACTCTAACTCTGATGGTACTTCTGGTATTGCTGGTACTACTTCTTTTGAATTATTCATGTTGACTCCTTTGTCATGTTGAATGAACTAGTTCTCTAGTTCTATATATATAGTATAGGGTCTTTAGATACACAGATATAGCCTACTAACGCATACCATTACTTGTATCAACCAGTGGTTGAGTTTGATAAATATGCTTGCTTTTATGTTCGGCGCCAATTATTTTTACTTCGTAATAAGAAGTTATGTGTTAAGGATATTAAGATATAGACCGATTAGGTCAATACAACCTGAGCGTTACCTAATATCAACCAGTGGTTGTTTTTTAATAAATACCCATATTTTCAATGTAAAAGTGAGTATACTATATATGTAATTAGTATTTATGTTTTATACAACAATGATTCGTTAGAAATCATTATTAAGTATTAAAGGGATGATGTATTCAAAATTCTCTTTATTCAAAAGCTTTACATTATATATCTATAGATAAGTAAACAAAGATATATCTATAGGTTCTTATCTTTTACTCCGTAAGATAATCACGTTGGGTAAAGATAATAAAAACAAGGAAGATCATATGTCAGAAACAGGTGTACTAGTAGGTAAAGACTTCTCTCCTAAACAACTCAAAGCAATAGCCCTATTTGCCACTGGAGAGTACAACTGTACTGTAGTTGCTGCTATGGTTAAAGTATCTGCTGTTACTATATCTAAGTGGCGTAGAAACACTCAATTCATGGATGCTATCTATACAGAAGCTAAACGTGGACTAAAGAACATACTACCAGAACTATATAGAGTTGCAGTACAAGAAGCAATGGCAGGAAAACATCAACACCTTAGAATAATTCTAGATCATGTTGACAACTTAGAGAAACAAGCTAACGCTAGCAATCTCAATGGGTTAACCATCTCATGGAAGTCAGAGTAAATGATAGAAATAGATTATAAACCTATGGAATATCAGTCTATCTTACATAATGATGACTCAAGATTCAAGGTCGTAGTAGGTGGTAGAAGAGTAGGTAAAAGCTTCTCACTACTACAAGAGGCTGTTAGACACTGTCTAATGACTTCTAACCGTTTTGTATATTGGATAGCTCCAACATATAATGCGGCTAAGGAAATTGGTTTTGATGAGTTCGTATCCAGTCTATCCTTAGTATTGGCGCCAGCCATACATACTATCCATCATACTAGACTTAAAGTAGTATTCAAGAATGGTTCAGTATTATACTTCAAAGGTAGTGATAATCCAGACTCTCTACGTGGTAGAGGATTAACCCTTGCTATACTAGATGAAGCAGCTTTTATTAAACATGAGGTATGGAGTAAGATTATACGTCCAGCTCTCTCTGATAAGAACGGCTCAGCAATCGTTGGGAGTACTCCTAATGGCTTTAACTGGTTTAAAGATATCTATGATAACAAGAGTGGTGAATGGAGCCTTTATATGTGGCCTACAGAGCTCAATCCTTTAATTAGTGAAGAGGAGCTATTAGCTGTACAGGCTGAGATTAGCAGAGATGAATACTTACAAGAGTACTGTGCTAAGTTTATAACTAAAGCAGGTAGGGTATATGATGACTTTGGAGATAGCAACGTTATTGAGACTTGGTCGCCAGATCCTGATAAATACGATATTTATCTGGGCATGGACTTCGGTTATGCTCATCATACTGCTATAGGGTTTATGGCTGTAGATAGAGCTACTGATGATAAGGTAATTCAATTTGATGAGATATACATCACTAAGACACAGATGGAAGATATCATTGGTCTTATAAGAACTACACTACAGACTCATGGACTATCACAACGTGATATGGTTGCATGTTATAGTGACCCAGCAGGTAATGCAGATGAGCTATCCTCTGGACTATCTCCAGTAGATATGTTGAGGAATGCAGGGTTTAATGTAGTTAATAGAGGTAGTAGAATCAACGCTGGTATAGCGCTATTAAGAAGCTATATCAAGAACAGTTTAGGTAAGGTAAGATACTTAGTAACTAAGAATTGTAAGGATACTATCAGATCATTTGGTGGGTATCAATATACAGTAAAGAAGGATGGTAGTGTTAAAGAAGAGGCATTGAAGGACAACATCCACGATCACTTGTGTGATGCTATCAGGTACTTCTTTGTTAACAAATTTGACCACGCTAAGTATGTGGCCTCTACCCCAACTCAAACAGCTTATGCACCAGGCATGGCTAAACATAAGATAATGAAGCGATGCAACTCATGTGGTAGCGTATTCATATCAACAACAGCTAAGCACCTACCACCATTGATATGTGCAGGTTGTCAAAGCGAGGACGTATAATGTTAGATACAACACCTAATTCGATAGTAGTAAAGACAAACTCATTCTCATTTGGTAATGATGAGAAGAAGAGAAGAGAAGGAGCCCTTACTAATAAGGACTTCTACTATGGTAGACAAGAGCAATACATCAGTCTAGTTAATGGTGACGTAGATCCTATATCAGTTAACCTTACTAATCCTATCATTAGTAAGAGATCGTCACTACTATACACTAGACCATTAGTACGAACGTTTGATGGACCTAGTGCATCAGTGAGCCTATTAGAGAGCTTATATGAAGAGCTTAATATAGATGAGTTCCTACATCAAGTAGATCTAAGTGCAGAGCTTACAGGTACAGCGTTAGTATATGTAGGTATAAATGAGGAAAACAATATGGACTTGCAAGTCTATGATTCTTCAGACTTTAGCGTAGTGTCAGAAAACAATAAGACTATTGACGCACTACAGCTTATATCAGTAGATGATGTAGTTAGTACTAGTAGTGCTGGTACTTCACCTAACGTACAAGTAGCAAGAGTAATCAACTCACAAGTATGGACAGAGAACTATGTACACCATGTTAGAGATGGCTTAGTCACTAGTGGAGCAGAGAAGAATGAACTAGGATACATACCATTCGTAGCATTCAAAGCACAAGATGTAGTAACACAGTATCTAGGACACACGCCAGCTACTAGTGTAAGACAGTTAAATCAATCATACAACCAAGTTACAACAAACCTAGGATACATGATTAAGATGCAATCAGCTACACCTATTGTATTGACAGGTTTCGCTAATGGTGAAGGTGTATCTATACACCCAGGTACAGCAATAAGCTTGCCAGTTGGAGCTACAGCAGGAGCACTATCATTGAATCCTAAGATAGCAGAGACTCTAGAGTTCTTATCATACTTAGAAGATAAGATATATGAGACGTCTAGTGTGCCTAAGATCAGCGTGTTAGGTGATGCGTCTGGATCTACTTCAGGTGTTGAGCTACTAATCAAGTGGGCGCCTATTAAGAGTGTGTTTACTGAGAAGACAAATAGATATCAAATATATGAACTTAACCTAGCTAATATGATATTGGCACGGTTAAATATGGAGCCTATAGACAACCTAGTTGTACTATATCCAGAAGACTATCTACCTGTTGATCCAACAAGAGATACGTTAGAACAAGACATTAAGTTAGGCATTAGAACGCCTATTGATGAATTATTAAAACTTGACATGACTCTAGATGAGAATACTGCTGAGGCTGAGGTTCGCGCTAACCTAGCATTTAATGATGATATATCAGGCGCTAATACCAATATTATAAAGGAGTCCTAGATGGATGAACCAACAAACGTGAGTACTGGTTACTCTCAAGAGTATGTAAAAGAGTTACGTGAAGAAGCAGCATCATATCGTGTTAAAGCAAGAGATGCAGAGACAAAGTATAATGAGCTACAAACTTCAGTAAATCAAAGTAATGTGGTGAATGATGTTAACTCAGAGTTCACTAAGCGTGGCATAACAGCTGACCCAAGTTGGGTTAAGATGGAAGATGGTGTAACAGCATCAGTAGCAGTAGATAAGTTCTTGAAGGACTATCCACAGTTT